CAATTGCAGAAGAACTTAGAGGATTGGCAGTCGAACACGACGTACCAATTATCTCCGCTACACAAACTACTAGGACTGGTTATAGCAGTACTGATGTCGATATCACTGATACCAGTGAGTCTTTTGGTTTGCCAGCTACTGCTGATTTTATGTTTGCTCTCATCAGTACAGAGGAGCTTGAGAATTTAAATCAAATTTTAGTTAAACAACTTAAAAATCGTTACAACGATCCTACTTCATACAAAAGATTTGTAATAGGTATTGACAGAGCGAAGATGAGGTTGTATGATGTAGAACAGGCTGCTCAACAAAATCTTGTTTCTAAAAATTCAAATGACGAGCAAGATTTTGGAGACGTGCCTACAAAATCCACTTTAAAGTTTACCAATTTTAATTTTTCCTGATATGACTCAACAAGTTGATGTAACCAAATACTTTGAATTTGTGGATAAAACCACTAGTTATCCTACTAAAAATACTACCGAATTTGTTCGACGTGTAGAAAAAATTGCAACTGAACAAAACGAACAAATTTCTCGTCTCTTGACTGGAGCTGTTGGTCTCTGCTGTGAAAGTGGAGAAACCTTAGAAATTGTAAAAAAAATTCTATTCCAAGGTAAAGAACTTACTCCAGAAAATCGTGAACATTTGATTGTAGAATTGGGAGATGTATTTTGGTATTTTTCTCAAGCATGTATGGCACTTGGAGTAACTTTTGATGAAGTTGTTCTTCGTAATACTATTAAACTCTCAGCTCGATATCCAGAAGGAGAATTTACAGTAGTTCGTTCTGAAAATCGACAAGAAGGAGACATTTAAATAATATCCCCCATTTAGGGGGATTTTTTATTGCAATAAATAATATATTAAAATTAAAACAATTTAATGTATAGCTTTAACGAGTATAATAACTTTTGCACCCGCGAAAAATATTACCACGGAGAGGTTTTTTGTGAAGGGACAAAAATTATTAATAAAAATAAACAATTAGGAACTATCATTCGTCGTGGTGTAAATTATGTAATTTGTGTGACAGAAGATAATAAAACTTTTAGAAATTGGATATCGGATATTAGTGAAGTATATGAAATTGAAACAGATCATGAGTATGTAAAATATTTACAAGATAAAGATCCAGTGGATAAAGTTAAAAAATATTCTACAAAAAATGTTGGAAAATCTAATAATACTATAAATAAAAGAAAAATGACTAAAGAAACAATGCATAACGATAGTTTTTCCAAATCTCTTATCGAGAGAACATTGGCAGGAATTGAAGGAACAGACTGTTTTGGTGAAGCTAAAAAAATGAAAGGTGAAGATCCTTGTTGGGATGGATATGAAATGGTAGGCACAAAAGAAAAGAATGGTAAAAAAGTTCCCAACTGTGTTAAAAAAGAAGAACTTTCTTTAGTTGATGTAGTTGCTAATGCAATTACAGAAAAATATGGCACTGCAGAAGAACGTTCGGAATTAACAAAAAATATCAATGAATCTCTTGATCCAGTTGGAAAAGAAGATGCAGATGTAAATAATGATGGTAAAGTTGATAGTAGCGATAAATACCTAGCAAAACGCAGAAAAGCAATTTCTTCTGCTATGAAAACTAAAAAAGAAGAGCTTTCGAATTGGAGAAGTGAACTTTCTTCTTTAGTTGAAGCTGCATGTAATTGTACTCCAGAAGGAGAATCTTGCCCAATTCATAACAAGAAAGCTTGTTCTTGTAAAAAAGAAATGGAAGAATCTACTCTTTCTCCAGAAGAACAAAAGAAAAAAGAAGATGTTGTAATGTCAATGAAAAAAAAGGGTGATTTCTCAAAATATGGCGATAGAGCAAAAGAAGTGATGTATGCAACTGCCACAAAAATGGCAAAGAAAGATAAATAACTTAGGTTTCATTTATTACAATAGAGGTAATTATGTCGGCAGTAATCGCATTTTTGGTAGCCAATAAAGCATTAATTGCAACCATTGCACTTGCAATTTCTGAAGCACTTGGCGCAAATCCAAAAGTAAAAGCAAACGGAATTCTTTCACTTGTTCTTCTTCAAGCACAATCGGTTTTGAAAAAAGAAGGCGCGAAAGAAATTTAATTTTGAATAAAATTTGAAGTAACCGCATCGTAAGGTGCGGTTTTGTTATAAATAATTGGAGAAAAAATCAAACTACGGAGATACGGTTATGCCTCTTTGGGGTAATTCTACTAATGATGAATCTAAGCCAAAGTGGCTCAGAAAAATTTCGAAAGTAAATGACATTACTAAAGTTTTTGCAACCAATATGGGTTGGGTATATCGTCATGATAAAGGTAATGGTCGTTATAGTGACGAACTCCTAGTTGCAATTCCAAATCTCGCAAGCAAGCTTGGTAGTCCAACTGTCACTGAAGTTGGATTTGTAACTACTTCAATTACTGTTGGTACTGGTAAAACTCTTACTGTACGAGCAGACTTTAACGAAGCTGTTACTGTAAGCGGAAGCCCATCAGTTAGTCTTAATGGATTTGTTCTTCCATATTATGCTGCGGGAAGTTCACCAGCAACTGGTTCTCTTCAATTCCGCAATACTAACGTAACAATTGCTTCTGGTACGTCCACTCTTACTTTTGGTGGATCTGGCAACATCTCCACTACAAGTGGTACAATTAGACAAGCAAGCCCCGATGCGGCAGTATCTCTATCTCTATCTTCAGCTACAGCAGTCGTTCTTAATGTTGGATAATAAATGAGATTTGATGAACTGAACGAGGATAATTATATTCTCTTTGCAATTAAGTATTATAACAATCCACTTTCAACAACTAAAGAACAATTTTTTGAAGATTTAAAAAAATTTAAATACATTAAAAAATTAATAAGAAAGTATTTGAAAACAGGTGATTTGAAATATCATTTAGTTTTGAATCATCTCATTCTTCTTTTCAATGCTTTTAATGATGCAACAATTCCTTTACTATTTTATAAACTTGAACCAGAATGTTGGTCCGTGTTGAAAGCATTTTTAATATATCTGAATAGATTTCCAGAAAATTATTTAAATCAAATTATCACAGACAGTAAATGTTTAGAAGAACTAAATAGGATATGAAAACTTTACGAAATTTACTTCAACAAGCCAGACATCAAATGTGGGAGGAAGGAGTAGCTGCCCTTGGTGGTTCTCCGACTAATCGTGTTGGTGATGGATCAAAAGTTGGACTTCCTCCAGCTATTGAACCACCAGGCATTCCCGCTTCGAAAAAGAAAAAAAGTGAATATGATGGTAGAACACAGGCTGGAAGAAAATTTGTAAACAAAGTTCTATTAGGAAGACAAAAAAGGGAGTCTAAACGAATGTCCAAAGTTAATGAAGAATTAATGGTTGAGGAACCTCAGAAGAAAGGTGGTGCTCCTAGTGAAACTGAAAGAGCACAACAACAAATTGCTCAACAAAAAAAACTTAACCGTCAAAAAGAATTGGCTCAGAAAAGTCAAGAAGCCAAGGCTAAAATGATGGCAAAAACAAAAGAAATGGACACTCTAATGAAAGCTCGTCTCTCCGACTTTAGAAAAAAAGCAGCACAGCAAACAACAAAACTTCAAAAACAAGTTCAAGGTTTTGAACCAAGTGGAGATAATCTTCAAGAAACAATTGGAACCATTCAACATGGGCGAGAAGTTTTATCTACTCTCATGCGTCTTGCTGGAGATTCAACATTTGAACCTAAAGAAGGATATCTTCAATGGCAAGATGGCAGAAGTCTTAAAGTAAATTCTGATGTTGCAAAACGAATGGTATCTACTTTTGAATCTTTAGATAATGCAAGAAAGCAAGTTTATAGGGAATTGATGAATCGTGATGTAGAATCTTTTCTAAAAATTATGCAATTTTCATCAACTCAAATGTAAAACAAAAACCATGTTTAGCAGACAAGATCTTTCAAAACTTGATGTCTTAGAATCTAAACTGAACATATATGAAGAATTATCCAGAGACATGCTGGAAAAATTGGAAAAAGCAGTTAACAAAATTTCTGAATCTAATAATCGTATTGCAACTATTCTTACAAAACATGATGAGAGAATTGAACAAAGTAATAAAGCGGATGCTTTAATCATTAAAATGATTCAAGATTTAAAAGAAGAAAATACAGTAGAACATGCTCGTACAGGGGAACGTGTTCGTAAGGTAGAAGAGAAGGCAGAAGAATACAGCAGGGTTAAATGGATGACCGTTGGTATTGGGATTTTTGGTGCCGTTCTTGCAACAGCAGTTTCGACGCTGGCATCTGGATGGTTGACACCAGGCGAAATGGGGTATAAAATGGAGCATAGGTACGTCCCCATTCCCGAAAACGTTAAACAATGATTTTTATTGAAACTAAGTTTATTAATTTGTTATCTCCTCGCCTACAAAAATTTTCAAAGAAAAAAGAAAATCTCTATAATTTTAGATGTCCTTATTGTGGCGATTCTCAAAAAAATCGCAACAAAACAAGAGGCTATTTTTATCGAATTAAAAATTCTTTCTTTTTTAAATGTCACAATTGCCAACAAGGAAGAACACTTGGCAATTTTTTGAAAGATCATGATTCTCTTCTTTATGATCAATATGTGATGGAAATGTATAAAGAAGGTCTTACTGGAAAATCTACTGTTGTGGCTAATCCTAAATTAGTTATTCCAAAACCAGTATTTAATAATACAATTTTTTCGGATCTTTTAAAAATTAGTAATCTAAATACTACACATCCTGCCAAACAGTATCTTATCAATCGTAAAATCCCAGAAAAATATTTTTCTAAACTTTATTTCGCAGAAGATTTTAATGGCTGGTCAAAAACAAACACAACAATTAAAGAATCAAGAATCGTCATTCCTCTCTTATCACCAGAAGCTAAACCTTTTGGCTACCAAGGAAGAGCCCTGGACAAAAATTCAAAACTTCGTTATATCACGACAATTTTGGATAAACAATATCCAAAAATATTTGGACTTGATACTATAGATGTTAATGAAAACATTTATGTTACGGAAGGTCCATTTGATTCGATGTTCATTGAAAACAGTATTGCAATGTGTGGCAGTGATGTTGTACTTGATCAGTTATCTTGCCCTAATCGTACATTCATTTTTGATAACGAACCACGCAACAAAGAAATTGTCAACAAACTACAATCATATATCGACAAAGGTGAAAAAGTAGTTATTTGGAATCAGCACATCAAAGAAAAAGATATTAATGATATGGTATTAGCTGGACTAGATGTTCAACATGTGGTAGAATGTAATACCTATTCAGGATTAGAAGCAAAAGTAAAGTTTAACGAATGGAAAAAAGTATGAGCAACGGAATCAAAGTCAATAAGCGTGATGGTTCATCTGAATCCTTGGATCTTGATAAAATCCATAGCATGGTTGAATGTGCATGTGGATCTTTAGGTGGAGTTTCTCCCTCTCAGGTGGAAATCCAGTCTGGAATTCAATTCTACGATGGAATTACTACAAATGAAATTCAAGAAATTCTCATTAAATCAGCTAGTGATCTTATCAGTCTTGATAATCCAAATTATCAGTATGTTGCTGCTCGTTTGCTTCTTTTCAGTCTATATAAGCAAGTCTTTGGAAATGATTGGAACAAAGGTTTTCCCTCAGTAGGTGAACATCTTACAAATGGTATTTTGAAAAACATTTATGATAAAGAACTTGCAAGTAAATATACTGATGAAGAGTGGGATAAAATAGATACTTTTATCGATCATGATCGTGACTATCTGTTCACTTATGCTGGTCTTCGTCAGGTTGTAGATAAATATCTGGTACAAGATAGAAGCAGTGGAAGTGTTTTTGAGACACCACAATACGCTTATATGTTGGTTTCAGCAACCATCTTTGCCAATTACCCACAAGCGACACGTCTTTCGTATGTAAAAAGGTATTATGACGCAATCAGCAAACACAAAATCAACGTGCCGACTCCCATCCTCGCAGGAGTTAGAACGCCTCTCAGACAATTTGCATCTTGTGTTCTTGTTGATAGTGATGACACCCTCGATAGCATCTTTAGCAGTGACATGGCTATTGGTCGCTATGTTTCTCAACGTGCAGGAATCGGTATCAACGCAGGTCGCATCCGTGGCATCAACAGCAAGATTAGAGGCGGTGAAGTCAGCCACACTGTTGTTATACCATTTCTCAAAAAGTTTGAAGCGACTGTCCGTTGCTGTACGCAAAATGGTATACGAGGAGGAAGCGCGACAGTCCACTTCCCAATCTGGCACCAAGAAATAGAAGACATTATTGTTTTAAAAAATAATAAAGGAACCGAAGATAATCGAGTTCGTAAGTTAGACTACAGTATTCAAATCAGTAAACTGTTCTATGAACGATTCATTCGCAACCAAGAGATTTCTCTCTTTTCTCCCCACGACGTTTCTCAGCTTAATGATGCTTTTGGTCTTGATGGATTTGACGATCTTTATTTGGCTGCAGAACGAGATCAATCTATTCCAAGAAAAACTATCAATGCACAAGAACATATTCTAGATATTTTAAAAGAACGTGCTGAAACTGGTCGTATTTACATCATGAATATTGATCATTGCAATTCTCATAGTTCATTTACCGATAAAGTTTGGATGAGCAATCTTTGTCAAGAAATTACTCTTCCGACAAAACCAATTCAACATATTGATGATCCCGAAGGAGAAATTGCACTTTGTATTCTTTCTGCGGTAAATATTGGTAAGATTACCGACAATGAAGATTTAGAAGAATTGTGTGATCTTTCTGTTCGTGCTCTTGATGAACTGATTGATTATCAAGGATATCCAGTTAAAGCCGCAGAGATTTCCACAAAAGCTCGTCGTTCATTGGGCGTTGGGTATATTGGCTTGGCACACTATCTTGCTCGTCATCGTGTAAAATACAGTGATCCAAAAGCATGGAAATTTGTTCACGACTTAACAGAAGCATTTCAATATTATTTGTTGAAAGCTTCTAATAATCTTGCAAAAGAAAAAGGACCATGTGCGTATTTTAATCTTACAAAATATGCTAACGGAATTCTTCCAATTGATACCTATAAAAAAGATGTTGATGATTTAGTTCAAAATGAATTAAATTATGATTGGGAACTTCTTCGTCAAGATATTTTAAATTATGGTCTCCGTAACTCAACGTTGTCTGCTCAGATGCCCTCAGAATCGTCCTCAGTCGTTTCTAACGAAACAAATGGGATCGAACCACCTCGCGGCTATATGTCAGTCAAAAAATCTAAAAAAGGTCCATTAAAACAAATTGTTCCTTCTTATCAAACTTTAAAAAATTATTATACGCTTCTTTGGGATATGCCTTCCAATGAAGG